CGTAGTATGTGTCACGGCGCCAGTTTTATAACCAATTACAACGTTTGGCAGATCATCAAGAAACTCGATGGTGCCATAAATCGCATCTCACTTATATTTCTTCGATTCAATAGGAACTGGTGTTGATGCACCATCAGTCACTGTTGGTAGAGTTAGATTAAAACCATCCAGTTTAATCTTCTGACCTTTGGTGACTGCACCTAAATCATGGTCAGCTACGGTTTTGGTCGCTACAGCTACATTTTTACCTGACAGGATATATGCCAGGTTATCAGCATCAACCTGCTCAAGTGTGCCGCTAAACGAAACCGCTGTAGTGTTGTATAGCACTAAATCGGTCGTATCATCACCTGACATTGACTCGGTGTGCTCAATCTTGTCAGCAGTGATTTCAAGCGTAAGGTCTGGAATGTTGCCAAGTTCACGCATGGCACCAACAACGCCTTCAACAATTGGGGCAAGGGAGAACTTACCACGTAATGAAATGTACTTCTTAGCCATTCGCAGGTACCTCTTTAGTTTTTGGTTTAACTTCTACTTTTACCTCTGGCTTGATTGCTTCAATCACACCATCATCTAAAAGCTGTTTAATTTTGACTTGTGGTAGATCACCCACAATTTGCCCTTCCATCCATGGACCAATTGGCTTTAAGGCTTTGTATTGCGTTTTCATAATTTACCTAATTCACATTAAAAATTTTTGCTTCAAATAAAAAAGGCATCCACAATTTTCCTGCCGCACTCATATGTTGAACGCCAGCATTCGCTCGCTGTAAAACATCAACCCCAACTAGATCAGCATCAAAACCTTGTAATTTTTTGAGAACCTCAATAATAAAGGGACTGGCTTTCTTGCGAATTTCAATCGTGTTTTCAAGTTGCGATCCAGCTTCTTCAACTGCCAACACAATCAACCACTGCTGATAAATGCAATTTACCTGACCATTATTGAGCGTCTCACCAATCCGATCATCGATATAAATCACACTAACTGATGGGGATGCAGCAGTACCCTGCATCATATCTTCGATAGAAAAGTGGGTATAAACCGCCTCAATACCATCAATTGTTTTAAGTTGATCAACAATCGGTTGCTCAAGTGCGAAGTAATCACCGTTTTGCATCTTTTAATACCTTCTCTAGATAGTCTTCGATTTCAAGCAGCATATTTTGCGCATCATCTTCTGACACGCCCAAAATTGGACGTGCAGGATTTACAACACGCTTAGCACTCACCCAACCACCCATTGGTGTTCTGAACTTTAAATGAGGCTTAGATTTGGGGGTGATGACTGCACCATAATGAAACCAAGGTGCATAAACCACATTCGTTGCGATCTGCACACCACCATTACTTGTTTTAGTAAAAAACGAGTTAAGCAAACGACCTGTATCACGCCCCGTTTTTCCACCCTGAGCAATAGCACGCCAAGACTTTTGCCAAGGCTTGCCATTTGGCGCTACACCGCGATCAAAACGATCATGAATACCATCAAGTAAAATATCGCCGAGATCGTCAAACAGAGGCTTAAGATCGCTCGTCTCTTTTACAACACGAGCAAGCCATTGATTAAGCTTTTCTTGACCCTGAAAGTAGACCGAATCACGTGTCATAAACCACCTCACATGGTTGGCATTTTTCCAAGCACATCATCACCAAAAACACCGCCAGTGTAAGTTGTGCCTATTGGTGCTGTTGATGGTGATTTAGTTGCTACCTTTACCTCTTCAGTTATCTCATTTTTCACTAGAAGCTTAGCTTTGCCTGAGGCAACCAACTTTAAGTAACTGATAGCATCCTCATAACGCTGACGCACTTCTTCAGATGCACGACTTTTCCAGAGTAGGTATCGAGCAATATCACATACATAAATCTTGAGATTTTGCGGTGCACCTTCCAGTGGCACAGTGTAATAAGCGCAGATGTAACCATCAGCAATCTGACTTGCATCATCCAATGCAGTATTAATCGATTGGCTTTCTGTTAATCCACGCTCAAGCTGTGCAACCTCAGGAACACCGTAACGCAACTCAAGATCAGCTTTAGTTGCGTACATAGATCACCTTACTTATCAGCAGTAGCTTTCTTGGCTTCGGTGGTGGCTTTTTTCAAAGCAGCTTGAGAATCAGCTACAGCCTTTTCAAGCTCAGCCACTTTAGCTTTAAGCTCTGCATTTTCTTGATCTGATTTGACCTTTTCATCGGTCATCAGCTTATTTTCTGCTGTCAGATCCGTATTGGCCTTTTCAAGCTCAGCCAATCGTGCAGCAGTACCATCTTCTTTTGGCTCTTCAGGCTCTTGATACTCTTCAATAGCGCCAGATGCTAAAAGGGCTTGAATACGTTTCGCATCAAGCCCTTTAATTTCTTCACCCGGCATAAACTGCCCGATGGATTGTGTTGCAATGTACTTTGGCATTTAAGCCTCCTTATAGAGTGATAAAGCCAGTGCCACACACCACACCATTTTTATTTGATGGAATGACCAGTGGAGCAGATTCAGTCATCAACATGATGCCGCTTGGATCTTCACAATACCATTGGCGGTCAAAGTACTGCTGAGCAACACCATTGGCTAACATATTTTTGATTTTGCAATGTGCTACAGAACCATTGGTATCAGAAATCAATGAGAAGAAATCTTTAGGAATAAAGCGATTAACCTGACCTTTAGAGCGATAAGTCGCGTCATACACCCAAAACTCAATCCCATCAAAAGACCCTTTAAAAGTGGCTTTTTCACTTACACCAAAACTTGGCGCTACTGGTACAGAAATACCTGCATAAGGTTTAATGAATTCATCTTTAAATGCCGTGTTATTCCATAATGCCGCCCACACTGAACCAGACATAATAGCTTTTTTGGCCTCACCACCATCAGCAGCAAGTTGACGTTCAAGCATAAGTTTAATATCGCTAACAGGCTTAGCACCAACTTCATTCCATGCTGTCGAAGGAGTAAAGGTAAGAGATGCAGCACGGCGATAATCTACCAGATTGTATTCATAGTCATCAGAATGAAGAACGTATTTACCATTTTTCAGTAGATCAATGGCCATCATGAGTACTGAGTTATCAATCGCATCGTGGTTGCGCTTCATGACAGCAACTTGGGAAATCAACATTTTTTCTTGATCAGATAATTTCTGATTACCTGTTGAGATAATTCCTGCTGTACGTAAACGCTCAAGCAACGCAATTTCAAAAGTTTCTGCTGGTGTGACCTGATTTTTAGGCTTGTAATAAGCAGGTTTAACAGTACGCACTTCACCAGACTGTGTAGTGTCAAATGGTTTACCTGGTTGTTGTGGCGAGACTAATGGCGCTAGGTCGTGCTCAGCTGTTACTTCAGCAAGAGGTACATCATCACGATCAAAAACAGGACGATTTGGGAAAAGCTGATCTAATAACCATGTATCCATTGGACGATAGTTATTATGAATTAACGCAAGCTCACCCACATCAAGCAATTCAAGTGGGATGCCTTCAAGATTAAAAGACTGTGGCATGTTGTTTACACCTTCGAAAGTTCAATTTTGTTTTTAGTTGCTTTAGCACGTGCTGCATCATATTTAGCGGTAGTGAGTAAAGTCCCATTTAAAGACACAGCTTCAATATTGAAGACACCACCGAAATACATCGGGATTTCAATTCCGTTTGCTGCTTTGATTGTTGCTTCAGCCGCAGTGACATCCTGACCACAAATCACATCCCAAGTAGATTCGTCTGTAGCATGGGTCAGCACATTGGCAGCGGATAGTGTTAGCAAATCACCGTATTTATATGCTGTAGCAGTTGTTACTTTTGCATTAGCACGACGTAACTTTTCATTATCCAGAATCAGTCGTTGTGACGTGACCGTGATAGGCGGTACATAGTGAGTAGCCATGAATTATTTCCCCTTTTGCTCTGCAAATGCTTGCGCACCAGCTGTGAATTTATGTTTTTCACCACCACCTTGATTACCGCCTTGGCCACCCTGACCACCTATAGCCTGGTGTGTGAACAAATGATTAAGATGTGATGGAATTTGTTGCTGTTGCTGACCAGCTGATGGTTGATTACCTGCTGAGAATTGCGTTAATTGCTGAGACATGAATGCAAATGAAGTGTCATCCATATTGGTATAAGACGTCTTTTCTTCAGCGCTAAATTGCTTATTTAAAGATGTCTCAAGCGCTTTGATGTCCCCTTCACGCTTGTCAGCTTTGAACTTTTTAAGTTCTTCCTGAGCATCATCACGCTCTTTTTCAGCTTGTTTCTGTGCGGCTTGCGCCTTTTCTAATTCGGTCACGTCTGTGTCCTCTGTGGGTTGGTTAGGGTTATGGCTTGCGGCTACTGCCATCGTGTTTTCATCTGCACCTAAGGCACAAAATGAAACTTCACGAATACGACCACCGCGGAATATCGTAATAGGTCCTTGAAGCGTCTTTCCGTTAACAATCACTGTTTGATCAGCTGCAACTTCTTCAGTCTTAGCAGGCTCAATACGGACAGACATCTGCCACGGAAATCCATCATCTGAGTCTTGTGCTACCTGTGTACCAAACTCATTGCTCATCAAGTCCCCATGTACAACCAAACCCTCTTGATGGCTAATCGTATGAGTATTGATTGCACCTGCCCGTTGGCGTGAGCTGTGTTCTAAAAGTGCTGGAATGCGACCCTTAATCTGCATACTATCCAAATCAAAAATCACTCGTGTCCAATACCAGTGATCTGTAATAACCTCACCGCTATAAGCCACTCCTGAGAAGGTGCGTTTCTTTTTACCTTCCTCACCAGGATCTACACTTAGGTCACCAAGCCGAAAGCAATAATGATCCTGCTTTTGTTCATCTGGCAATTTTCATGCTCCATAAAAAAACCGCCCATTAGGCGGCTTCAGTTAATTTTGACTCATGGTTTCTTAGGTGGTCGCGATAGAACGCAGCACATGGCACGTACTAGATTACTCACTCTTGATGGGCTATCAATCACAACAACTGTTTTCCCGCAACCGCATGGTGAATAACCATTTCCATTTCGACCATTCAAACTACGTCGACACGATTCACATTTTTCAGCCATTAATTCACCCTAAACTAAACACTGTCTGATTCGCCACAAAATAACGTGTAGCGTCCTCATTTGTGCGCTTCAGCACCAAGCCATTGTCATCAATACTAACAACCTCTAAATTAAGATCAGGTGCAAGTAAAGCACCATCAAGCCCACTAATTTTAGATAAATCGATTGCAACACCTTTGGCGTCCAAAATAGTGATGTTTTTCCCTGCATTTTGGGCGGTTTTAAACAAAGTTGGGGTGACAACACCAATGATGTTGCCTGGTGATAAATTCAACCCATCAAGCCCATGGATCGAATTGCCTGTAAGTTTGCTCTTGGTATTTTTAGCAATAGCAAAAACCCGATTAAAAGCACGCTTGATCTTATCTAAAATACGCTTGCCGATACTGCTGTCTTGGTCTTTCTGCAAAGCAGATGTTTTAACTAGATCAGTTAGTGAATTATCACTATCAGACAAACCAATAGTCATCACTAAATCGCTTGGCCGTACTTCCACACCCTTATTCACCGTTTTAGATACAACATCCTCAAATAGATCAGGCTGAATATTAGGCATCGCTTTAATAATTGATTCATCCGCCTGCATATCAAGCTGTAATTCAAGTTGCTGTGCTTCCAGCAAGTCATATACAGGTTGATTCCCTATTTCTCGAATCATGCGACTTTCAAGAATCTTAAGCGCATGGCGATCATATTCACCAGGGTTAAAATTCCAACCCTTATCAATTATTGATACATCAGGCAATTGATCGTCAGGCGTAATGCCATAACGCAATGCTTGCTTCTCAGTAATTGCACGTACACCACAACGACAGCGATATCCATTTGGTGGGTAAAACGTTTTCCAAAAGGCGTCATCAATATGACGAATAATACGATGCAATTTTAAATGCCCTGGTCTCGTGCGACTATCTTCAATCGCCCAGTACATCAAATACTGACGCTTTTCCTTATTCGATTGCTGATGTTGCCAACGCCCATGTGCATAAGCATTTTGGATATTAGTCCTAAAGATATTATCCAAATGATTTTTGGAGAGCTTAATATCACCAGCCTCAACCAAATTTTGGAAATCGTTAAACGTACCACCTTCCTTCAACGTTTTATGGACAGCATCAAGAACAGTTTGGATTTGATCAATCGTAGCCAATTGACTAACAGTTGCTGCATAACGTCGTGTGGCCACATCAAGTTTGTAATAATCACTAGGTAGTAAGACCTTTCGACTCCTAGCAAACTCGATAGCCTCAAGCAAAGAGATATCATCCATTACTTACCCTCTTTGCTATCCACAAACCCCATAACATCAGCTGTGAATAATGCACGATCCAAAGCCTCGTTAAATTGAGAACTTTCAGCATTTGTAAATAATGAAAATAATTTGTTCTGCATATCCTCAATACTTTCGCTACTTGCTGCGATCTGCACTATCTGATCATCACTGAGCAGTTGCATTGGTCGAACTGCAAGGCTATCCACCTCTTGCTGCTCAGGTGACTGCTTTTGAACTGATGCCTTAAAGCTGAATGCTTGATGAGGTAGTGCTGAGAATTGCTTAGGTAGGATTTGAGCAGGTTCAGCAATATCCCCCTCCTCTAATCCATATTCGCGCTGGAAGTATTGAGGGGTGAAATTTGCACCGGCATTCTTTAACTTTACGTCACGATCTGCCTTAGGGCCTTCAAGTGACTTTTCCTCACCAATAATAATTCGATGGCGTTCCCATCTATTTAAGTCACACAAAGCATTTAGAATTGCTTGAATGGTCGGTAGGATCATGCGGATATCAGCTTTATATTTGCTGTTTTGCACTTCCATATGCACATCACCCAATGCACGACTACCCGATCCATCCGTCCCACTGGTCAAGGTTTGCCCTAAGACAACCTTTTGAATCCGACGTTCTAGGTTCTTGTCGAACGTGTCGTATGTCCCGCTTGCATTCCCCGAGTTGACACCTGATGCAGTAACTTCGATGGTATCTGATGCACTCACCGCTAAGACTCTGCTTGCATGAGCACGTAGTAATGCATCTCGCATGTCATCATTTTTACCAATAGATGACTTACCTACGAGCATAGGCATACCAAACTGCTCAACAAACTTGGCCCACATCTTGAAGCCATTGTTCTTAAAGAACCAAACCCAATAAAGTCGACTCAATAAAGCCTCGCCATATGGGTTTTCATATGTAGGTTTGCAGCGTGTTAAGAAATGCTTGAAATGCTGATTACACTCTTCATCAAGGCGAGACTTACTGAAGTTCTGCAATAAGATTAAGCGGCCGTCATTCTTAGGCTCATACCACTGCATTGGCTTTTCACCAATCCACTCAAGACCTATAAACGGTGTAATGGTATCGCCGTTCACGTGTAATGCATTCTCGTTATAAACAGCCTCTAATACTGAATAGCCATACCAACGTGCATTTTGAGCCCCAATGACGATATCAGACCACCATTCTCGCAAATGATCATTCAGGATCTGAGCTGCAGTTGTATCGGCTGGCTCCAATCGCCACGGCGCTGATTCAAGCTTATCCTGTCGCTTTTCAACACACTGATAAATTTCATCGTCATACATCATGACTTTAAGGCGGTGACGGGTTATTCCTGCTTTGCGCAGTACTTCATCACCATCAGGCATCTTGGTCAGATAATTAATCAGCGCCAATTCAGCTTCATGTAAAAACAATCCACCAGATTCAGGCTTACTATCAGATTTAGATTTGTTTGGTTTCTTCTTGGCCATAAATTTACCTATGCAGCTGGTGGGCTGTAATTTGCGATCAGAACTGCCTCTTCAATGGCATCAATTAAGGTATCAACCTGGTCATCATGATCGTGTGTCATCTGTGCCGTGAAAGCCTCACACTCATCTAAAAATTCCTGCTTCCAGATGGCTTCACGTGGCAACATTACAAATCGATTCTGATTCTCTGGATAGACTTCAAAGTTGTTCTCAATATGTGGTGCAACGTCCATAAAGCGTGTGAGCTTATCTTTCTCACGCTGTACGGGAATGATTGGGATACCGCCATACTTCTGCCAACCTTGGACCAGTTGGGTACCATGCGCCTTGTCTTCAACTTTCATGTATCGAATAGGCTTGGTTCTCCAGTCATAAGTCTTATGCTTATCAATGAATTGTTTTGCCATTTCATTCATTTTTGGCGCTTCCCATTTCCCACGCAAAATATCAATGACATACAGCTTCCCATCTACCCCCATACCCACAAGTGTGAATACAGTAAAGTCGTTTTGCTCTTTGATCTTTTGGGCCGTATCAACAAAGACAGCACGCCACAATAGCTCTGGTAATTCGTGATATTCACCAAACCACTCAGCCTTGATCAGATCACCACCGAGCTTTTTAG